CTTATAGATAGTTTTGCACTTGTTGAGAATGCAACAGGTAGTTTTGAAGCACCTGCACCCATAAAAAGCATTAAATCACCACCATATACTATATCTTTTGTATCAAATGTTCCTGCCATTGTGTATTTTATTAAATTGTTATTGTTAAATATTTAATATAAATACAAGGCAATTCTAAATCTACCTAAGGTCTATACAGCTGGATATTTCAAGTAGTCCAACATTTGAATTTAAATTCGCTTAATAATTTGAATTTTATCTATATAATACTAATTTTGGGATGCTTAATATAAGAACTTAAAATTTACTGTAAAAGAATAAACCATGCTTGGAACTTTACTTACAATATTTGGATTGTTACTAACAATAGCTTTTGGTATATACGAAATCTGGATTAACAATAAGACTAAACGTGCTGTAAGTTTAGAATTTCAGAATGTTGAATGTTATACCTTATTTAAAGACGATATAAATAAATTAAATATAGAAGTAATTCATGGTGGTAATGTCCTTTTAAATACAGTTATTCTATTAAAGGCTAAACTTTTAAATAATGGACAGATTGATATTGATAAAGGCAGAATTTATAGTCCATTGAAGATTATCACAACAGAAAAATTTAATTGGCTTGAAACAAAAATCACTTCTAAACCCAATGGAGTAAATTCTAATCTTACAACAATAAGTAAATCAGAAATTCAACTTGATTGGGATTTATTAAAAAAAGACGAATGTATTGAATTTGAATCTCTTATTGAAATTGTATGTAAGAATAATTTGAATGGTTCAAATGTAAATGAATTCTATACTGGTCTTTCATTTGACTTTAGAATTACAGACCTTAGTTCAATACAAAAAGAAAGGCGAGTTCCTTATGTAATGCGAAAACTTGCATTTTATGAAAAGCTAGAAAAAAAATTATTTATTCTTCTTACATTAGTTGGATTATTTGTTTTAGTTATAAGTTCCACTCCTTTATTTAACAGTATAATTGGTGAAATCACTGAATATCAGATTATTAATGACGGCATCCAATCAAAAGCATTTATATATTCCGAAGGTTCAGATAAAATAAAACTAATTAATGAAGATTTAAAGGAAGAGCGAATATTGTCAATTAATGAATTCAATAAGACATATAAAATTAAAGGAATAGAAAAAAATTTTACTGATTTAAAAAATAAATGGGCTTTTATTATTGCTGGTATATTTTATATATTAGTTGGTGGAATAGCATATTTAAATAAAATAGTTAAAAGACGAAAGTTATTAAAGTTGCATTTAATCAATAAAAGTAATAGTAATATCATAAAATCAGAATTATGAATATTCCTATACAGCCGTCTTAACCTCAAATGTCAATTTCTGGATATATACCCCTTCTTGGTACATTTCAGCACCTGCAACCAGTTTACTTTTAATTACAAAAGCATCTAATACAGCACCCTTAACAGCTGATATTAACCCTTCAATCTGTTTGCTTAGGGTAATAGTCTCTTTGTAATCTTCGCTTAAAATGTATATGTCAATGTTGTTTGTATCAAAGCTTCTACCGTCTTTGGTATAGTCTGCATTAAAAGAACGTTCATATATAATTAGTGGTAAAGGTGAATTTTCTGGTGCTACAATTGGAAAGCAGTTTAAACCTGCATCTACCAGCGTTTTATTAATTATTTTTCCTATTTCGATACTCATTTTAATAGTATGTGTTATTTAGTTTGTAGTGTATTTCTTTGTGACATGCTTTACAGCAAGCTTTTAAATTATTTACATCAAATCCCAGGCGTTTGATTTCACTCTCATTTCTGCCTGTAGAAATTGGCATAATATGGTGAACGTCTATTGCTAAAGCTTTTTTACACTGTTCACAAATAGGATTCAGAACCAAATAATTGATTCTTAAAACTTCCCAATGCTTTGTGTTGTAAATTAGTGAGTGAGGTAAATTTGAATCTGATTTTTTCCTATGAATAGGATTTGTTTTTCTTTTATTAGGGATTAGGTTTATAGTTGCCATTATTTGCCAGCTCTTTTTTCATACTTCTTAACACAACGTTCTAAGCTCAATATGATTTCATTAGATAGCATGTTTTGAGCTTCACCGCCTGAACTGGTTACTGCATTAGTGAAGAAGTTTGAAGGCTTAATAACTCCTGTAAATCGTTTCTTTTTACCTTTCTTGGTATAACGTGCAGCAGTTCCATAATTCAAGAATCTGTACTTGTAACCTTCTTTGTGCTGCATCCCTATAACCATTCCTACATCAGTTCGCAAAGCTTTTGTTTTAAAAGCACTTGCTAAACCAGCATAACCAGATTCTGATTTACCTTTCTTGGTAGCTTCAAAATTGCTTTTGGCAGTATCTAAAATTGGTTTACTGGATTTCCTGAATGCAGCGTTTAATATCTGCATCTGTACATTATCCTTTAATTCAAAGAAAAGCTTTTGTAGTTCGGTTGAATTAATAGCCTCTAGTACAAATTCAGTATTACCAGAATTGGTTACTGTTCTTGTTGCCATTATTCGTTAATTAATTCTGCTGTGATTTGTAAACCTTCTTTAAATCCAATCTCAGCGATTGAACCAATGGTGTATTTCTTACCTTCAAATAAGATTCTGTTGCTCTCATTCAATCTACGGTACAAAGTTGTAAACACAACCTTCTGAGAATTGAATATTTCTTTGTTATCTATAGTCCTGTCACCAGCAGTAAATTTTCGGCTACATCTAAGAGTTGTTAAAGGATTCCAGTAACTAGTTTCAGCACCGTATTCATCCTTTACAGATACTTTATTCAGTATCTGAATTGAGTGTCTTAAATCGCCTAGAATTAACATACTGTGTAATTTTTATAGGGATTTAAAAGAAATTGGAATGTATAGGGTATTTCTACACCCTGAGCAAAAGAGACAATTTGTCTGTTTGCATAAAAGTTACCTACTAAAAAGTAAACAGCCTGAACAATGGTAACAGGTGCTGTTAAAGCAGTGTAAGCTGAAAAAGTATCATCATTACAATAGTTTTGAATTGCTAGTTCAGCAACATTCAATAAACTAGTTATGTAAGCATCATCTTCAATAAAATCTGATTCAATATTTAGGTGTGCTTTTGCTGCTGTTAGTGTTGTATAGTTCATATTCTTATTTTATTATTTATTGTAAATACAGTGTAGTGCAATAAAAAATCCCTCCCATAACTGGAAGGGATTTATATATTTTGTATCTCTTTTATAGATTAGGCAATAACTGCTTTCTTAGCTGCAAGTGCATTACGAAGAACAACACCAGCCATTTTACAAACAGTTACTACTACTTGTCCTTCTGGTGCTTTTGAATAAGGGTCGAACGTGATTTCATATTCTGAACCAAATTCACCTACAGTTACATGTTTCAAATCAGCAGCAACAATTGTAGTTCCAGCAGTAAACAAGTTACTGTAAAACATTGGTGTACCATCCCAAAGATTACCACCAAACTGTGAATTTTTATTAGCTAAAAACAAACCTGAACCAGCATCAATTTTAACAGATTTTGCTTTGTAAAATTCTGCTCTAGGAAATAATACAGTTGCATCACCATCAACATTAGCTACAAGTGTATCTAAATTTGCAGTTGTATAACCAGTTAAACCTGCTTGTGCAGTTGCACCAGCTACAATTACATCAAAAATATCTGTAGTAATTTTTCTATCGCAACTTTTTGCTAATTCAAAAAGGAATGCTTGTAAAGCTGCTTCATTTCCTACTGCCATAATTTCTTTTCCAATAGTATCTGTAACAGTGTATCTATTTGGTTGAAGTAATACAGTTGACATAGTGACTGCATTATCATTTCTTGCACCTTGTGCAACTTTACCTGCTGTAATAGCTGCTACAAAAGGTAGTTTCAAAGAACTAACCAAATTAGGCATAATAGTAACACCCATTGATTTATAAAAAGGTTCGTAACCTACTACTGAAATATCTCCAGCTACAGTTACATTATCTATTCCAGAAGCTAATACTACTGCTCTGGTTGAAAAGTTTTCGATGTTTGCACCATTACGTACAATTAATTCACTAAAATTTGTCATTCTATTTGTTTTATTTATTGTTATTGGGTTATTTTTTGCATTAATTTCGGTTTCTAAACCTCTTATTTCAGTTTCTAATGCTTTAAAACTGGTAGTTTCATCTGTGGTTAACTCTCTTTTTTCACCTTCTCCAACTTCAATAAAGCGGTTAAGTTCAGCGGTTTTAGATTGTTTTTGTATAATTAATTCGTTTAAATCCATATTTATATTTGTTTAATATTTAATATAAATACAGTGCTTTAAAAAAATTAACTACAGGGATTTTACTCTCTCTTTTAGGTTAGTGTAATAAGCTGTTAAAGCTCGTTCTAATGCCTCTGCTGCTTCAATTTCAAGTAATCTTTGTGTTTCTGCTTGTTCTGCTGCTAATAGTATAGCTGTTTCAGCTTCTGCTGTTTCTACTTCAATTAGTTCTGTTAAGCCTCTGGAATTGCAGCTTGTTGCTGTATATGCTGGATTAACTACAATTGAAAAATCTGTTAATAGTTCTATTCTGTTAATTGTTCTTTGGTAAAAATCACCCTGTTTAATCCAAGTATCACCACCCTGAGAAACGTAAAAAGCAAAACTACAAGCGTCTAAATCACCACGTTTAACGCTCTCTAGTACACTTTCACCAATACCAGAACAGGGTGCTTCAAAAGCAAAATCTACACCAGTTGCAGTTAATATTACTGTTAGTGTTCCAGTTCCTTTCTTGCTTCTTGCTAATACACCAGCATCTTTTTCATGGTTGTATAGCATCACTATATCTGATTTTGCAATCAGTTCTGGTGTTACTGCTTCTGGTTTAATTGTTTCAATAAACCTTATACCCTGTTCATTTAATAGTTCAGAAGGTGAATTGAATACTATTGCAGTGCCTGTTATAACCCTGCTTTCTGTTCCATCTTCGTTTAAATCACATCTTAAACTAATAGGGTTAAATCTTAACTCTCTTTTTTCCATTATCGTTTATTTATTTTACTTTGAATTATTGCTATTCTGATTTCATCAGTTTTATCTTTTTTCATCTTATAGGATTTTGTTATCAATTGTGTTTGTCTGGTTTACTATTAAGTTGCCTAGTTCCTGTAGGTTTGTGCTGATAAAGTGTTTATTTCCGCTTGCTGCTGGATAAGCTGCATTGATTTTTTCACGAACTTCATTCACTGTTAAAGCACCCATTTCAAACAGGGTTTTAAAATATGTTGCCTGTGTGTTTGCGTCTAATCTCATTAGATTAGTTGTATCAAACTTCAATTCTTTTGCATTCCATTCATTAGCTAGATAGACTTTTCTGAAAAATTCAGATTCAATTTTTTCAATTATTGGTGAAAGGGTGTTGTTCAAATAATCCAGTTGTGCTTGTTCAGCAGTTGAATATTTTCCAACTTCATCATAGATTAATGAAGGTGGTACACCAAAGAATTTACAGATAGTGTTGCTGTTTAACTTGCTAGATTCAAGATACTTTGCATCTTTTGGACTGATTGAAATTTGTTGAAAATCAAAGCCAGAATCCAGGACTATAACACTGTTCGCTTCTAAAGAATTTAGTGTTGAATTAAAAGCTTCTTTTGCTGCTTGTGCTTTTACTGGTGTTATTCCATTACCAGCAACAGGTTTTAAAATCCCTGAAACCATCATACCAGAACTGGTTAAACTTTTCATGTAATTGTCCAGATTGTTACCAATGGTTAAGCTGTTAGCCATGTAGGAAATTGTGCTTTCACCTCTGAAAAAAGATTCTCCATTATTCATTAAATGAATTATCTGTGACTTGTCGTAAATCTTATTGGTAATTGAATCTTTGTATTTTATATCATTGTTTGAACCATCAATGATTACTGTATCAGCGTTTAATAATTGTAATGCTGAAACATTACCTGTTCTAGTATCTCTAGTAATTGCTATGTAAGCGTTACCTTTTAAAAGCATTGATACAATCATCATTTTTTTAAATGTGAATGCACTCATAAATGGGTTTGGCTGTACGTTGAACAGGTTATTTAGCTGTGATTCATTGTCTATGTATTTCCAGTCACCTTTAAAAGTGTAGGGAATTAAAGGTAGACTAGCAATAGAATCAGATATAAGGTTTACACATCTGTAAACAACACCAGATTTCATAGCAGTACTATTAGAACCACCAAAAAGTGACATCTTAAAAGTGCTTAAAACTGGATTTGTGCTTCTATATTCCTGTGTATTAGTTGTATTTCGTTTAAATATACTCATGTTTATTTATAATAAATTAATTTTTACTTTACTATAAATACAGGCGTTATCTAAAATCAATTAATATACAGTGAAGCTATAAGAAGGTGAATTAAGGTAACCACCTAAGCAGGTAACCATGCTGATTACACCATCAATTTTATTGTTTTTGGTTCGCTTGTCAATCCTAATATTTTCACCATATTCTTTAACTAAAGCATTGGAAAACATCCATCTAGTAACAGGGTTTTCTTCAATAACTACACCACCAGACATTATTAACCTGCTTAATTCTTTGGCTGGTCTGTTTATCCCTTGTGTGCTTTGGCTGTATGGTAGCATATAGAACCCTTCTTTGCCACCAGATATTGCAAACTGGTTTGCATTCCAGTTATCATAGCTGATTAAATTGAGGTTGTGAAGCTTTGCCACTTCTTTTATATCGCTTATAATGTCATTGTAATCAATAACATTACCATCTATCAGCTTTAAATATCCCTGCTTTGCCCACTGTGTATATCGCTGGTTCATCAAAATACTGTTCTGGTTGTTTTCTGGTAGGTAATACCTGTTGAAAAAGTAGTACAAACCATCAACATTAAACATGTATGTAACTGCTGCAATATCACTAATGGCTGCTAAGTCTACCCCTAAATATACACCCTCACAATTTTTAAACTTTTCATCTTTTAAGGTTATAGATTTATCTAAAGCCTTATCTACAAAACTCATATCAATATACTGTTCAGAATAATTCTTTGCTGTTAACCAGATATTGAAATATTTTACTTTGGTGTTGAATGCTTCAACAGGGTTTTGAATACCCTTTTTAATTTCATCAATTATGAATGATTCATTTACACTTATTCCAAGATTAGGATTTGCTTTGCCTATGTTCTTGTAGTCTGTAAAATCATCATCTTCATCTAAAGTGTAAAGCAGGTTGAACTGTGAATCATCAACTATTGAACCTTCCAGAACCTTCATTGAGTAATCTACTAAGGAATAACAAAAGCTTTCTGAATCAAAACCTGCTGTTGTTATGGCTATCAGTAAAGGGTTCTTTCTTGAACCCTGTGAGCTTTTAAGAACGTTGTACATATCAGCATTCTTTGCTTCATGTAGTTC